TTGGCTACGGTAGGTATCCTGACTACCTTTGGGTGCATTTCCTGTTAACATTTTACCATCATATCCTACACGATCATTGTACCTAGAGGCTAGGGAATTGACTGCAAAGAATGCAGCATTTATATCTCCACTCCCCATGACAGCATCGAACATTCCTATCTCTTGTTCAGTTAGATTTGTTTGTGCCCACTGTAACATATTACTATAGTTCTGATCACCCCCAACTATACCTTTTAATTCTGTAACGTCTTGTTGTGATAGATCAGGTATAGCTTGGTACTTACTTTGAGCATCAGCTCTGAACTGTAAGAAGTTCTGTATGATATCTTGCTTGCTCATACCGTCAAGCTTTGAAATCATTTCCTTACTGATCTCTCCTTTCTCAGATGATGCTTGTTCATATAAGTCTTCTAAGAAAGCAAAGCCATCAGGAGATTCTTTCTTCTCATCTGTGTCAGTTTTTGCTTCTGCCTCAGGCTCATCCGAACTTTCTTCTTGTGAATCTGGTGCAGATTTTTCGCCCAATTTTTTCTCTAGTTCTATATAAGCATTCTCTAACTCTTGAGCATTCTTATATTTACCAGCAAGCATTTGCTCTTGCTGTTCCTC